TAGACGCTAGATTACCAATAGAATCAATTACGATAATCAAATGGTCGGTACGCTCAAGTGAGGCCAATTGTTGCATGATATCAAACTTTAATTGTTCAATATCAGTAAGAGGTGTATGAAGAACTCGGTCGGTATCAATACCAAAGCTATCAAAATAAGACTGAGGAGTGCCAAACTCAGAATCGTAAAATAGTAACGCTGCATCATCATATTTGTCCATGTAAGATTTTGCCATCAATAATGAAAAAGCAGTCTTAAAATGTTTTGATGGCCCAGCCCACATTGTAAGACCTGGTGTTAAACCACCATCCAATTTACCAGACAATGCCACATTAATGATTGGAATTGCCGTAGGTATCATGTCTTTATCAATAAAGAACTTTGATTTGGAGAGAATTGCTGACTCTTTAATGCTACTGTTCTTTTTAATCTTGTCAAGTATACTCATATTCATCCTTTAAAAATTACCACCATCTAATCCGTCATCTTTTTTTTCTTTGAAAGCCAATTCTGCTTTCTCATCATATTTACTTATGCGATCCGCCTGACGCCTCGGAAAGCCCCTCTTTTTATTTGTAGGCTCTGTTGCCTCTTCAATTGTAACCAAGTTTTCTTTGGGAATTTCCACCGTATTATTCGCCGATTCTTTAACTGCTTGAATGGTTTTCCTCCCACGCTTAGTAGGCTTAGGTACCGAAACGGGAATTGAAATCTTGTTTCCATATTTTTCTCTGTATGATATATTTCCTGCTATCAATAATAACACAGCTAGCGGGTCAAATACAAGCATAATCATAAAGATTACCAGTCTTACAGCCTTGTCTAAGGCACCATCACCGGTACCAAAGAATACATCTGCCACATATTTGATAGGTCCGACATCTGCCACTAACTTGTTTTCTTCCTTAAGAAGTGGCAATCGTTTCTTGTTAATTTCGGCAAGTTCTCTTTGTGTTGATTGAATCTGCCTATCAATAGATGCTGAGGCCGTTTCAGGATTACCAGCACGCTTGAGTAAATAATCTAATCGTTGTTCAGCAATCTTTTGTTGTGCGCTGAGTGTTTTTAATTCAACAGTATTTGCACCTGACTCCAATGTAGAATCAATATGTGATTTGGCTAAGAAACCAAAAATACCCATTGAAGTAATAAACATTAAAATGACAACGGCAGTCGTCAGATATGATTTTAATAAAATATTGGTTTTTTGCCAATTATTATACAACCATGAGGCAGTAATTAATTTGGCAAACTCAAGTGTTGAACCCATAATTATGACTGGCCAAAATGCACCAGCAAATATAAGTGCTAAACCAATGACTGAATAGTAGGCTGCAATACCTGATAAAAGAAATGCAGCTAGAAATGTTAATATGATTAATATCATGAGAAGAAATCCTCTATTGAACTTGTTCTTTCTGTTTTCCAACCCATACAATCAAGAATTACTTTGATTGGTTCTAGGAATGCCTTATCAAATTGCATATCATAATCAATATACTCTTGTAGTTCAAACTCTTTTGGTAAACGAGAGGGATACGATATGACAGTATCTTTAAATGGATTAGGCATTTTTAGGTAAGTAAACTTAACCTTTTCACCTTCTTGAATGAGTTGATATTTTTTTGTTAAATTGTTTTTCTTTAAATTATGATTATAAAGAATGGCACCTTTAACGTGAATGGGTGTGCCTTTTTTATACAAATTTGAATCGTCAGAATAGGTATTTAGGCCATTGAGGCCACGGGGAAAGGAGATTTCTTCTACAGGCAATGTTTTAAATTCTTCTCTAAAATTCTCAATAAAATTTAGAATATCATCTTGTGTGCCACTCACCATCAATTGGATTGCTTGTTTCATCTTCTCACGAATGGCGGATGGTGTGGATGACTTAATCATTTCAAGACCCATGACTTTCATCTGTGGTTCTTTATATTGAACACCTTCATTGTTGTATATGTTCAGAATGTATCGTTTCTTGGCAGTCCAAATACCTTTGTTGGATAGGCCTTCTCGTTTCATTTCCATCTTTTGCTGATAGGCATGAACATACTCAGCTAGTTCTTGATACGACTTATCAATATATGGTTGAATCTTTTCTTCACAGATTTTATCCATGAGAGAGATTACTTTTTGTTTGTCTGAGGTATCTTTAATAAACTTATTAACCAGTTCACCCATACGGAGATAAATTGAATCAGTATCAGAAGCGATTACATAATCTTTATCTTCTGTATCAAGTATCTTATTCATCCAAAGATTAATTTTATTTTCAATCCAACGAATACTTAATTGGCCAGCAGTAGTGACGCCAAGAGCCATTCGTAAATCATAAAAACGGAAATACTGAGAACCCAAAGCACCGTAAGCGGAGTTTAGAGAGACCTTTTTGGCCAACTGAATGTTATTGTATTTGGCAATTCGTTTTTCAATTTCATAGAGTTTACTTGGGTCTTTTTCATTCTCATACTCCTGTTTTGCTTGAAGCATTAGCTTTTTAAACTTACTTCTGTCTGTATACATTTCTTCCATCATCTTAGGCAAGAAACCTTGAATATCAGTACGGAAGAATTGGCCATTAGGTGTTAGTGTTGCACCTTGTAATTGTGATGTGTTGATTTCTTTTCTTAACATTCTATCAACAGAAACACCTTGTTCAAGTATCTCACGCATTTCATCTGTGTAGTTTTCTGGTTCAATGAGTGTTTCTGGTGAGATATTATACTGCATCATCAAATGTGGATACAAACTGTTCAAGTCAAATGAAGCAACCCAATCATGTAGGCCAACTTGTGGTACTTTAACATAGGCACCTTCAAAGGCTGCATCTTTATCTTTGACTACTCGTGGTGGAACAATAATATCTTTATCACGGAGATAAGAATGTGTCAGAGCGTCCCACATACGAGTTTGTGCAAACACATCTTCAAAGTTTGATTTGGTGTCGTATGCAAGAGTTACTGCCAACTCAAGCAGTTTCAGTTTATCTTCAAGCTTGATAATGAGTTCAACGTCTTTAATGTTATACTCAATAAACTTTTGATAGTTCAAACGATATAGAGAATGTAGATTATCATATTCATCATAGGCAATCTTGCCTTCACCGAGTTCTACTTGTGCAATGTTATCTAAACGATATGATTCTTGTGATTTACCACCAGGAGCATACCATTTATACAGTTCAATATAATCAAGTGAAGAAACACCAACAAGAGTGTAATCAATCAATTGCCGGTTGTTAACATAAGCCTTGCGCTCTGTGATGTAATTCCACGGTGACAATTTCTTAGCTTCATCGTCACCTAGAATCTTACGAAACCGATTAATGAGGTATGGCACATCAAAGAACTTGGTGTTCCAGCCAGTAATGATGTCTGGATATTTGTCTTTCCAAAACTCTAGAAATTTCTTACAGAGATTGTATTCATCTTTGCAACGAATATAGATTTCACCTTCTTCAACTTGGTATTCACCACAACCAAATACGACTGGTTTACCATTGAGAAACTTTAAACAGATTGCTGTGATTGGCTCGTTTGCTTCGTATGGATCAGGAAATCCATTCTCTGAACCGACCTCAATATCAATTACTGCGATTGATACTTTTTCATAATCATAGTCAACCATGCCTTGATGTTGGTCAGCAATGAAAGCATATTCAAATCTAGTTTGGCCATAAATCTTAGATGCACCAGAAACACCATCAAATTGTTTAATGTAATCTCTGGCTGCTTTGATTGATGCAAACTTTTTCTCATCTAGGTAATCACCTTCAAGACTTGTGAAGTTGGTTATTTTTTTAGATGGCAAAAACAAAGATGGAGCATACTCAACCTTTGTCTTTATTTTCTTGCCGTTTTGAATGCCACGATAGAGTATGTTACCACCGATACTCTGAACATTAGTATAGAAACTCATTAACCTGTAATTAGTGTTTTGGTTGAAGGTACCACAAGACCAGAACCAAAAATTGAATTATAATTATTGATAAAGTCTTGTGCCGGAACATAGGAGTATACTACATTCTTCTTACTCAAGGCAACCGTGGCACCAGTTTTTTGTTCGGCATGAATGGGAAATGGTGCAAATCCAACATTAGGTTGGCCATCTTTACCACGAACAATGGCGATACCAACTGGATTTTCAATAACAAATTCTGTTTCTGATTCTGATTCAATTTCACCAAGAATTTCTTCTCCGGTAACAAGTTTTAGTGCTAATATTTTCATTTAGTATCTCCGAGGCATAAATAAGTATGTAGTTGAAGTGAAATTATATCTGATTTATCTCTCTATGTCAACCTGACATTCGGTATTCTTTATTATCCCCCTATAACAAAACTAACAGAGGATGGTAGAGGACAACCTTTATCAAAAATAAATGTTAAAAAGCATGACCGCTCGCAGCTTGCCGAGTAAAATGGCTGCATTATTAGTAGCCATTTCTTTTTCGGCTACAATATATGCAGATCCCATTGTAACAGATTCTACAACAAGAAGCACCAGCGATTCAACATCTAATAGCACTACTACCATAAAATCTCCACCTCCAACAGCGGTGGCACCAAATATTACATCTATTAATAATGACCTTTGTGCTGTAGGTGTTTCTGGTGCAGCTCAAACACAGATTCTCGGTATCGCTATTGGTTCCACTTTTGTAGATAAAAATTGTGAACGATTAAAACTTTCCAAAACTCTCCATGACATGGGTATGAAAGTGGCTGCTGTTGCTACTTTATGCCAAGATGAACGAGTGTTTACCGCTATGATGAATGCTGGCACTCCATGTCCAGTTGATGGTAAAATTGGTAATGAAGCTAAAGCAATTTGGGAAGCAGATCCAGAACGCAAACCACAAAAAATCAAGAGTAAAGACTAATGAGATTTTGGATATTACTTGTTTTAATTATTGGTGTAGTTGCTATAACACCGAGAGCTAAAGCACAAATCGTTACTCTACCAATTCCTGGTGCTCCAGGACTTTCTGTAACTGTTGGTACAGGCGTCAATGCTTTACCTTTGCAAGACATACGAACTAACCCAAATGCTGTAAACATCACCACATCAGATGATTGGTATACACAAGTTCCATTAGGCTTTACATTTCCAATGTATGGCCAAAATTTTACTACATCATGGGCTGCAACAAATGGGTTTGTAACATTCCGTGATCCACAAGTATCAGGTCTATGGGGCGGTTGTTGTTCTGGTATTGATTTAAGAAATACGACCGATCCACGATATAATTACACCATTTATGGTATGCATACTGATTTGTATTCTTGGAACGGACAAAATCAATATTATCTCCGTGAAGGCAACTCAATGACTTATGGTTGGTATGATTTAAGTCAATGTTGTTCTTCACAAGGCGGCAATAGTTTTGAAATTAAAATCAATTCATCAGGACTTATAGATACTCGCATTGCTGGTGCTATGGTCAGTTACAACTCAGTAACATCAGGATTTTCTGGTAATTTGGCCAATGGTGAATACTATCAACATTATCATGGACAAGGATTAAACATTACACCTGGTTCTTCCGCTATCTTTAGTTGGCAGGCTCTAGGTGGAACAGGTCAAGGTGTTGACCAATGCACAATTAATCCATTATACAATTCATCTTGTCCTGGTTATGCAGAAGCATACAGAACTCAACAATGTAGTATTAGTGCTTTGTATGACCCTTCTTGTCCTGGTTATCAACAAGCATACTTTGACCAACAATGTAGTTTGAATTCATTGTATAATCAATCTTGTCCAGGTTATCAACAGGCATATTTTTCACAACAATGTACCGCTAATCCATTATATAATTCTAATTGTCCTGGTTATGCAACGGCATATTTTAATCAACAATGTTCTTTGAGTGCATTGTATAGTCCAAATTGTCCTGGTTATGATGTAGCATATCAAGCATTTTTAAGAGCACAAGCTTGCCAAGCAAATCCACAATCTAGTCCAACTTGTTCTGGTTATGTGGTACCTGTAGTTTCTTCGCCAACTACGACCACAACCACTAGTTCAACATCTAGTAGCACACCACAATTAGTTTCGGATCCTGTTGTTAATCAAACAATTACAACCACATCAACATCTACGGCACCGACTGCACCAGCAGCGCCTGTGCAATTAACATCACCTTCATCTTCGCAACAAACCACAACTGCATTAGCGGTTGAATCGGTGCAAACTCAATCTAGCACTTCAAGTAGTTCCAGTTCTTCTTCAACATCTAGCTCTACAACGGCAAGTTCCAGTTCTACTACCACGGCATCAACACCAAGGCAAACAATGCAGCAGGCAAGAGTAGAGGCCGCTAAGAAAGAAGCAATATCAAAAGGAACAGAAGCGGTTAAAGAAAGTGGTGAAGCAAAATCAATGAATGCTCAAGTAGCAACACAAGGTTTAGTTATTGCAGCCATGGGATTTAATCCGTCATTTGATGCTTATAATAGTGTTGTGATGAGAGATGTTTCTTTTTATAAACCATACACAATATATGGTAATCAAAAAACAATTGACAATCGGTCAGCTTCTCGTGGTCTATTTGGTGCCACAGACCGATTACATAACGAAATGGTTAACTCACAATATCAATTAGGAAAATAAAATGCCAGAAGAAATAAAAGACGTTAATAAAAAAATAGACGAAGCAGAAGCAGCCGTTAAAAAATATGCAAGTAAAGATACTGTTATCAGTATTGGTGGTTACGAATTTACTCCAGCAAAATTAATGGTAGCTTTTACAATTGTATCATCCACACTTGGTGCTCTTTATGGTGCTTTTGAAGTTTACAAATCATACCAAGATATGAAGATGAAAATTGAAAAATATGTTGCACCAGATTTATCTGAGTTTGATAAGCGTTTGATAGTGGTAGAAGAAACATCGTCCAAGACAAACGATTACACTCGTGATATCAAGAACGACATCAAAAATGATATTCGTAAACTAGAAAAGATTGTTGAACAAGTTGAACGGGACAATAAACAGTTATCTCGTGAGGTTGACCAAGACATTCGTGTTTTGCGTAAAGAGATTGATAGTAAGATTCAAAAAGCAATGGACAACCCTTTGGCGAAATAACATGATAACAGGCCTTGATATACCTCCAATTTGTTTAGCTAAAGGGTGTCAAAGGCCTGCTCAAATATATTCTGCCAAAACTATGAATAGTAATGGTAAAAATCAATATTTAAAGACCTGCTGTCGCCACACCTGGAAAGACCTAAATAAGTAATGTTAATAATTCATCCAATAGATTTTTGGGTATATCTTATACTCAACTGTTGGTTCTTTCCACACACACTCCTAAAACACACAAATGAACGAACTAATTTATGTCCTAGTAACAACTCATCTAACAATCATCGCCGTAACACTATATCTACACCGTAGTCAAACTCACCTATCTGTCACATTTAATCCAGCAGTAAATCATTTCTTTCGTTTTTGGTTGTGGTTGACTACAGGCATGGTTACAAAACAATGGGTAGCCATTCATCGTAAACACCATGGTATGACTGACCAAAAAGGTGATCCACACTCACCTCAATTATTTGGTATTTGGAAAGTTTTATTTGGTGGTGCTCTGTTATACAATACAGCATCTAAAGATAACTTAATGGTCAATGCGTTTGGTAGAGGAACACCAGATGATTGGTTGGAGAAAAACCTTTACAGCAAACATTCTCGCCTTGGAATTACTTTGTTATTACTAATAAATCTACTTTGTTTTTCGTGGTGGGGATTATTGACTTGGGGAATTCAAATGATATGGATTCCGTTTTGGGCTGCTGGTGTAGTCAATGGAATTGGTCACTATTGGGGGTATAGAAATGTTGAAACAAGAGAATCATCTAGAAATGTTTTCCCTATTGGTCTTATTATTGGTGGCGAAGAGCTTCATAATAATCACCATGCTGATGCTGGTTCTGCCAAGCTTAGTAGGAAATGGTTTGAAATAGATGCAGGTTGGTTCTATATTAAACTATTAGAAAAATTCAGATTAGCCAAACTAAGCGTTAAATGAAGAACCACATCCACAAGTAGATTTAGCATTTGGATTAATAATTACAAATTGTGAATTAAACTTTTCCTCTTTATAGTCTAATGTTGCGCCTTGTAGATATTGAGATGATATCATATCAACAATTACTTTGATACCTTCATTCTCAATGACAAAATCATCTTCAGCAACTTCCTCATCAAATGTAAATCCGTATTGATAACCAGAACATCCACCACCTTGCACAAACATTCGTAATGCACCATTTGGTAATTTTTCTTCTACCAATAAATCTCTTACTTTGTTTATTGCACTATCAGTGATTTGAATCATTTAATTTTCCTATTCGTTTAAATTCTTCATCTTCAGCTATTGCATCATCAATATCTTTTGGTTCAGGTGGCTGTGCACCAGTGCATGAACCTCCATTATTAAACCATAACTCTAAAGCTTGTTGACGATACTTCTCTAAATCGGATGTCATCTACCTCTACCTGCCTTTCGCATTACAGTCATCTTAGGAACAAATGTTTGTTTTGGTTTTGGTGCTAAAGTTTTTGGTTTAGGAATAGTGTGAATCTCAATTGGTGGAACTCCACCTTTGGTTTTTGGCTGTGTCATAATATCTCCTTGTTGGTTGCGGAGAATGGAATCGCACCAATGCCCTCCGGATTATGAGTCCGGCGCTCTACTCCTGAGCTACTCCGCTATAATTATATATGTCAAAAACTAAATTAACTTTTTTATATCTTGAAATCGTAGGAAAAAATTTCGGAGGCTCCGACTGGCCAACCTTTTTAGTAAATCCAGATTACTTCTGTAACAGGCACAACATAAGTTTCATTTTCAATCTTAGTAGCCTTGTTCCAATTCAACAGAACTATATTACCAATATTTACTTCATCTACTTTATTACCAATGGCAACTACTTCAGCCTTATCAGGTTCATCAGCTGATTTTAGAATAATGCCAGAATGAGTGGCCTTGGCAGCTGCAAGGCGAATGACAATAATATTATCTCTAGTTGGTTTCATAATTTATTTTTCTCTGTTTTTTCTTGCTTTGCTTTTTATTTCAAGTCGTAAAAGTAAATCCACTAATTCTTGTTTTGTTAACATTCTACCCCAATTAGATTTAGGTTTATCAATTTTTATTTTTTTATCCATATAATGGTGCTGGTTGTCGGATTTGAACTGACGACCTACTGCTTACAAGGCAGTTGCTCTACCCCTGAGCTAAACCAGCTCGTGATGTCAATTCGGTGATGCGTTTTTGAATCTTAGCTTTGTCTTTTGGTCTACTAGACTTTTCTAACATATCATTAAGCTGTTTAAGATTCAACGGACCTAATCTTGGTTTACCATTTTTGGTTAACATAGGATTTTTCTTTTTTGATTTTGAAACTGCCATGATATAGTCCTTAAAGAATTTGGAGCGGTGCCACTGCTATGCTCAGGTAATACAAGAGGGTGTCTTATATCGTGCTATCACTCACCGCATGAAACAATTATAACATTATATAGGTTGATTGTCAATGGTTATTTGTGGTATATTTTTCCAAGCAATAGGTTCTGGACTTAAAGGTGCATCCGGATTACGAACATCAGCAAAAACTTCCCACAATTTTTCTTCTATTGCAAATTTGGTAAATAATCCTGTTGATAAACCGTGCGCTTCTATTTCCCATGGTTCATCATAATAATCTATATTTTCGGTAATTCTTTGGCCTCTCCAACGAGTACCATATTCATTCATTTCATTATAGGCATATTGTTTGATGTGTACCATCTCATGAGCCAATGTTTCCAATATATCATGTGAACCTATAATTGGATTTAATTCTATTTGAAATTCTCTAGGTTTATTACTTTCATTATAATTTAAAACATCTGCGTAACCTAGAGCATCCAGTTTAGGGTCAAACTTGATTTGAACATAGATATTTTCCAACATTTTTGGTGTCATTAGTTGTTCAGCATAAAAAATAGCCGCACGCTTTACAAACGGCCGAAAGCGTTTCTTATCGGGACAACCGATTATACTGAGCTGCATTTGAGGTTTCTCCTGTGAAAACCGATACTTCTCAAATATTTAGGTACTATCTACTTTTCACCAGGTGAAATTTGTTCTACTGATATACCACAATGATTTAAGAAGTCTATACCGCTGGTATCCCGATAGGAGTTGCGGTAATATACCTTTTTAATACCAGCGGTATAGACTTGTTTTGCACAATGAATACACGGTGCATGGGTCAGGAACATGGTGGAACCATCTCCAGATTCACTACTCTTGGCCAGTTTAGCGATGGCATTAGCCTCTGCATGGATGACTTCATCCTTGGTTTTGGTGATAGTTCCACCATCTTCTAGGTATTCTACCACTTCTTCACATTCGTTGGTCCAACCAGCTGGCATACCATTATAACCAATACTAATAATTCGGTCATCTTTTACTACAATTGCGCCAACCTTTAATCGTTTGGCACTGGACAATTGAGCAAATCTTTCTGCCACATCCATATAAGCGCCAATAAATTTTTGTTTCATTACCAAGAACCGTCATCAAACCAGATACGAATTGTAATAGGTAATAGTTCTAAAACAAACGCATCAGTTTCCCAAACTTCATTTGTTTTATTATATGCGCAATTAATTCTCCAATGAAACGGATTTAATTTTAATGTAATATTACAACCTGAATATTTCAACCAGTTCATTTTAAGATTTCTGCAATAGGTTCTGAAATGTTAAATACACTACGAAGATATTTGTCTTTTAACATTTCTGGAATAATTGTATGAGGTTCTTCTAAAATAAAAGGACAAGGTTCACCCCATTTGTTGTCGGCCAAAAATGATTTGAATATTTCTACATCGTTTTTACTTTTTGGATCAAATTTTCTTTTTTGATTTTGCATCAATTGGTAATTTGTAAGAATGGTCATTTTACATATTCCACATTGTCTTTACGAAGATAGTGAACCACCTGGTTTTCATTTTTACTAGATGACTTCACCACAGGAATAAAAGTAATACCCTCAATCTCTTTGGTTTCCCAATTTGAATAGGTGTAATAGATGTCTGAGTTCGTTTTTGAACGAACCTTTTTGAGAATGGCTTTACCACCAGTGGTACTGGCAATATAACCTGGTCTTAGATTTTTTTTCATGATATAATTATAACTCAAAATAGGGGGTCTGTCAAGAGCCCCCTATATGTTTACCGACTTTTTGGATAATTCAACTGTTCCCATTCCTCATCGGTTACGGGCCACCAGTTCATTATTCACTCTTTTCTTTAATGGCAATTCTTTTAATGGTATCTTGAGCCTGCACAAGATTTTCTAACCATACTTTTAACATACCATTTACCATTTCTGCCTGACCAATTTCAATTTTGTCAGCCAATGTAAATGAACGTGTAAAGTTGCGGTTAGCGATTCCTTTAAAGAGGAAATTTTCTTCTTCTTTAAGTTCATCTTCTTTTGCAGAGCCTTTAATGACCAATTTATTACCTTCAAGAGTTACTTCAATATCGGACTTGGCAAAACCAGCAACTGCCAATTCAATGACATATTTGTTCTTGCTTACTTGTTTGATATTGTATGGGGGATACGATGGTACATTCTTGGTTACATTTTTGGTAACTTCTTCAATGTCTTTGAAGAATTTATCGTAACCAACTGTGAATGGATCCAGCGTTTTGTGAAAGTCAAATAGACTTGGTATACCACTTGGTAATAGACTTGTAGTCATGTTTATGTGCTCCTTAGTTAAGCGAGTTAATCAAAAATTGCGGTCTCATTGAGCACCGCACCATTAGTATACTATTATTTATACAACTTGTCAATAGTCCTGTGTTTTCTTACCAATATTATATTTTGGTACTAATTGCCAGTCATCCTTCTCTTTATGGGAAAGAATCTTAATCTGGCTGAGGAATATTGGTGGTGGGTTTTCAATCTGTTGTTTCCGAACAACAGTTACCAGACCCCAATCAGCCAATAACTTTACTATGGCATTCCTACGGGACAAGTCATTTTCGGTAATATCGGTTGGTTTACCATCTAAGGCAAACAACTCTTTAAAATGGACAATGTAATATTGACCTCTTTTATGTAGTATATGACACGATTGGAATAAGGTTTGGTCTTTTTTTGAAGCCACTCCAATGCGTGTAAGTGTTTCACGGACTTTGAGAAAATCATCATTTTCATTCAAAGTCACCTCAACTAAATCAGTAATGTTAATCATATTCCGCCTTTATCTGTTCTTCTTTTTATTTCAGCGATTTGGTCATCATTAAGAATTCGTAAAGCTTCCTTAGCCTTCTGATTAGAATAACCGAAGTAGGTCTTTACGCAATCTATGTTCTTATCGGTCTCTGTTTTCTGCCACGGTTGAAATTTCCGTTTCATTGACCTGATGGTATTTAGAAGATATTGATATTGAAGGTCTTTTTCCAACTCTGGATAAAGGTTCATCTCGTTGGCATATAGAACACAATCCATATGATATGACAGAGCACGATTAACTACAAAAGGTGTATAGTCTTTTGCATCAATGTCATCATGTATTACAGACTTCTTGGTTTGAAGTATTGAGGGAATAATCTCTTTGAACAAATCAGGCATATTAATATCCTGATACAGTATACTTTTGTAATTCAGCCATTTCTTGTTCAGTCATTTTTCTAACTGGCTTTAAAGCTTCTTGTTCTCTATCAATTAGAACCATGTTACGACCATCTTTGGTTGTATAGTTTCTTGTTTTAAAGTTTTTGGGTTCTACTCTAAAAATCCAGCCAGCCCATTTATCAGAATGTTTTGGTGCAGGAACAGAAACAAAATAAAGAACATCAACTGACCTACATTTATTTAATTGATTTGGTTTAAATGTAAAAGCATTTTGCATAATAAAAGGTACTTGAGTTTTAACTTCAACTTTTTTATCATCAACTAATAAATCTTTTTCCGAATCAAATTTATCAACAGAGCTTTTGATTCTACAACCTTCTTCACTTAACATATTGATAATGATTTTTTCTCCGGCTAGGCCGAGTTCATTCATCATTTCTTCTTTGGTCATGTTTTTCATTTGAACTCACAATCTACCATGATTTCAGTTAAACAAGCGATGAGATTAATTTCGGAGTCAGCAACAAAGGCTGCTTGATATTGATACTTAGCAAGAATTAAAACCAACTGAGGAACAGATTGTGGTTTTAGAGATTCATATAAACTGTCGTATAGTTTACGGAAGATTCTGGCTGGGTCATTGTCAAGATTGTTCGTAACCCATTTCCTGGCGGAGGCGAAGTCTTTTTCTTTGAGGGCTCGAAGTAAATCAGCAAGTTGTATATCACTAACACTAGCAAGAATACCTTTGTCAATTGTACCAGCAACCGAATATCGTTGAAGTTCGTTAAGAATTCTACGATTGTCTGGAAAGTGTTTCGTGATAACAGCTGCGACCACTTCTTTGTCGTATGTAACTCCTTCCTGTGAAAGAATGTTTTCAACCCGTTTAAAGAATTGTGCAGCCAGTTTTGGTTTAGAACCGTTGATTTTAAAATCGATAACAGAACACCGGGAATGGATTGGATCAATGATACGATTTTTGAAATTACAAGTGAAGATGAATGAGCAGTTTGATGCAAATTCCTCAATGGCTCCCCGTAGAGCCGGCTGAGTTGAATTGGGATTGAGATAATCAGCCTCATCAATGATGACAACCTTTCTGCCACCCATAAGAGAAACTGATGAAGCATAGTTTTTAATTTTATTGCGAAGGACATCAATGCCAGACTCATCAGAG